GACTAGAAAAAGAGGAAAAACATTGGAAAGATTGGTATAATCAATGGACACGAAGACTGAAGGTGAGATTGGAGACTCACGATATGAGGAGAATGTTGTCGCTGAGGTACGAGACATGGCAGCAGAAACGTTCGTGATCGGCAATTCCCTGGGCACCAACAAGTTTGACCATGAATTTCTTTTGTCACTTGAGGCTGAGCTTTTGTCTCTGTTGGAACGTGATGAGATCGATACAAATGAGGTGATCCAATTCGCCATCAGGATTGGCCCAGTTGCTCGCAGATTGGAGCTATCGTCAATGCCGGGAACCATAGAAACACTTCGACACACGCTGATGATCGTCATGTACGCAAAGGACTGCTTGCAAGAGGGACACGAGGTCTGGCTGATCGAAAGTTGCGACCGAAAGGGGATTCAATTGCTACCTGATTTGGACCTCATGGTGTTCGACGAACAGCGCGTAGCAATTGACATGACTCATAAGCCCGGGCTTGCAGAAGGGGAGTGGATCATTCATCCTCGAGAAAAGAAGCTCAAGAAGTATGAGAAGCTTGATTCGATCATGGAAGCCGAGAGAGTAGCAGTGGTGTCAATGGGTCTTCCAGCCAAAGCTTACAATCTGAAGTCGATCAAGTATGAGATCTTCCGAGATTGTCCGAGAGAAGGTGACTTCCAGTTTACAGACGAGACTGTTGACGCATTCAGAGCCTTAACCTGGAGACAGGCGACAGAATTGGCAGACAACTACACGAAAAAGGTGTCGGAGATGGAAGTCATCAGTCACCGGGACCAGGTGAAGACTGCTGGGGTCTATTCGAGTAAGGAAGAATACGAGAAGGTCAAGCCTGCCATTTCTAAGAACAATCCGACCTCTGCCAGGCTCTATGAAGATTTCAGGAAGTCAATGGATGAGAGTCTGTCGAAGGGACGTAATGCCAAGAACCAAGCTGAGAACTACTTTTCACTTGATTATTACAACAAAATCCAATCAGCTGAAACCAGGTGGCACATTCCCATTCCAGATATCGTGCGGGGAATAACGACCTCTGATCCATTCCAGCGTCTGAAAGAGATTGACCATTACAATCCTGATCCATTGAGCTGGGCTTTGATGCAGCTGGCAGACATCGATGAAGTTCATATGAGTTCCATGCCTCATCAACATCAGCTCAAGGGGGTCTATGCAGGGTACAAGGTCGCACGAGTCATTAAGGATGGTGTCAAAACAAACATGTTTCGGATCTCTGGAGACAACATAGAGAGACTTATCTCAAACCATCGCGAAATCTCACCTTCAACGAGATCTGTGGACAGCCTGTCTACCCTTGAAGAGATGTTCGTAGATCACCTGCAAGATTCGCTGTCTGTCGGGTCTGGATCTCTCATGGCTGATGATGTAGACATGCTGATCGACGATGTGCTCATGGACTCTGAAGTAGCTGGAGACACTCGGAAGATCATGCGGGACTGCTTCAAGCCGCTGGCCAGGTCGAAACTCTTCTCAAGACTCTGTATCTCTCAGGAAATTGCGCGAGCCATGACAACCGGTCCTCGTCTTAGGCAGAAGCTAAAGAAGTCAGCAGGATCATTCTCCTCGAAGTCTATAGTCATGGCACTGCAAAATGTATCTGACAGAAGAGCGGTCGTTGCTTTCAACATAGGTCCACTCACATTTGGAGGGCTCCGAGATGTGACATACATTCTCCTAGGTGACATGATTCGTCCGAATGACCCATTCTCTAAACCGTGCTGGCCTTCTTGCACATCATTTTTGTCAAACTCCCCTGCTATGCTGGATTGGAATTGTGTCAGCGCTCACAAGGCAGTATCTTGGGCCACTCTCCAGTTTGAGCAGTGTCTGACAAGCACTCCTAGCATGCGTGAAGAGATCATGAAAGATTTGGTCATGCCAATCAGTCTGTCATTTCTGAACAAAAACACTTTCTCTCAAGTGGCTGATCAGACTCGCTATCTGTTTGTGAACGGCATCGGACACACTCATGGAGTGTCAGCACTGTTTGACAAGATAAGCTGGTATTCCCCGAAGACTCATTTGGAAAAGCTGTACGTGTTGCGGATGCTCAAGATGAGTGACTGTTTGTCGGTGTACAAGGCTTTGCAATGTTCTTCCGAGCTCGTTGTCAAAATGAAATCCAAGCTAGTGGAGCAAGGTGTGTTGAACATGACAATTCACGCTGAAGGATGGGATGTCGCAATGCCAGATGAGACCAGAGCTTATCACTCTCAGCAGCACACTTTCAATTCATTCTACAACAGTCGTGCTCTGACCATTCAAAGATACCAGAAGGTGATGAGTGAGAGCTTGGTCGTCATAAAGCAATTGGAGGCTAGGGAAGCATACCTTAGTGTGAAAAAGTCCATGCTACCTCATGAGGGTCGGTTTTGCCTCAAGGAACGACAATGGAGTACACCTGAGTTGTATGAAGACATGAAAGCTCATGATTACCTGCGTAGTGCCGCTCAGCCATTCAGTCCCTGCCCACGAACAAACTATGTCGCTATCATCTGCAGCCTGATGAAGATACGTCACCCTGATGATAAAACTATTCTCGAGACAATGAAGAGGTCTTTTAACACAAAGGATGTCCATCGGAGCCTTCTTCTCTCTAAGGTCATGAATAGTCGAGGATCAGTCCGAGATTCTTCATCAACTGGTGTTGTGGTCAGCAGAAAGGAACGCCCACCGATGGCCGATAAGAGTGGCAAACGCAAAGTCAAGATTGTGACGCAGAACTCCAAGTGTTACTTGACTCAACTGAACATGCTGCACAAATATGTGAAAGGCATAAAACCACCAAGGGCACAGAAGCTTGACAGCAGTTTCACCACAGATGAATTCCCAGACGAAGATGACGTGGACCTTGGAGCTCTGATGAACTTACCTGATCACCTCTCAGGACCTTTATCATGGGCTACACACAATTTCTCTCCGTGCGTGTCGAAGATGGTTCACAAGGATCAGTTGGGGGCAAGAGAAATCGCGGTGTTGAATCCTTACTCACGACTGATGTGTAAGTACGTCGAGGATGTTTCGAGACATATTCGTGACCGCAGCTTCACTCGAGGTGACAAGACAAACCTCATTGAAAACCCTGACAAAGAAGATATCGTGCTCACAGCGAAACGAAGGACTGATGCAACTCTGAGATCCACTCATCATGTGTTTTATGACAGCGCTGACTGCAGCACTTGGGGTCCGAGCATGCAACCATACTTCTTCTATCAGACATTGGCGGCCAGGTGCGACGAAGGAGTCAGAAAAGTGATTCGCAATTGCTTGACATTGTTCTCCAACAAAGTCTTCAAGATCCCTGACGCATTGTACTGGCACTCGCAGGAAGCTAGGAAGGAGTCAAACAGTGTTATCAGTCGAGCATGTGAGATGATCAGAAATATGTCTCCGGAGACAGGGATTTATGAGAAACAAGTCATATTCCTGGAAGAGAGCATGCATCAAGGAATTCTCGGGTGCACCTCAAGTTTGATGGGAACAGATGCTCACAATCTATCTGATTACGTGCTCACCAGAACTCATGAAGAAGAAGACCTCATGTCGGAAACATTCTGCACTAGTGATGACTACTCTCGAATCATCTCTTGGCGCAAAGACACTCGGGGCGTGTATGACATGATGAAGAGAAACCTGTCTCTGCACGGCTGGATTATGGGACAGATGGGCATCAAACGAAACAAGCAGAAATCCACACTCAGTGACACATACATGGAGTTCAATTCGGTGTTCTTCACAAAGATGGGTGAAATGAAGCCTGATGTGAAATCTCGGCTTTCCTATGTGGATTACTGTCACAGTCCCGATAGCTACGACATCTCAACCAGAGTGCTGACCCAGACTGGGGAATACTTGAGACAAGACGGAAGTTTAGTAGGAGCCTGTTGGATCATGTTGCTCAACACACATCTAGCAATGATTCAAAATCAGAGTCGCTCACTCTGGAAGCAGCTGGGCAGAAGCATATACACCATTCCCTTGGAGCTAGGAGGAGTTGCTCGTTTGGACCCGATCCTCAACGCTGTGGGGCATCAATGTCTTCCGATTGTTGAGAACTATGGTGGTTTCTCCGACATTCGCAGAGCTTTCAATTGCATGAATGATTGCTCTCCTTTCACAGCGAGTCTCTCAGTGTCAGAACGTAACATGCCATCACTGTCACGGTCAGGAGTGGTGCACCTTTGTGGAAAGACAAGCCAGTCGAAGAGACGGATCAGAGAATTTCTTCTGTCTATGGACAAGGACATGTTTGCTTCTGCGTATCTCAATCCCAGGACTCCTCAACTGTTGTTGACTCTAATGGCTTGTGCTCAGCGCGAGAAGGATAGCAGCAGCCCTGAAGGATCATTCCTCAAATTGGCAGTCACTCAAACTCCCTCTGAAGCAAAGTTGTATCGAATCTCATCAGGACTGATCGGAGTCATGGCAGGAGAGGACCGAGTGAGCAGAAATGACATCCATCGTTTGGCATTGAAGTTCACCAACTGGGACGAGCTGAACTATCCCTCATATGATTCGGGCATCGACTACAACTTGGTCATGAAGGGGTATGAAGAGTACAAGATGGTGATGCAAAACATTTCAATTGAGTCGATCACACTGGTACCTCGACTAGGACATAACAGACCTTTTAGAATTCCATTCGCCTCGTCAGCATTTGTTTCAGATCATCTGAAAGAATTCGAGCAAACCAACCTTCCGAAGAGCATGGGAGGAGAGGTTGACATTCATCCATGGGAGTTTCTGGAGGCCAAAATGTCGTACACAACTTTTCTCAGAAAGATCTCAAAACGGCATCAGGTGTTCAGAATGTGCCTCAGAGAGAAGGATGTGGCTAACAAGGCTTTCGCAGAGCTGCTGCTGGTGTCCAATTACATAGGAGGTGCTAGAGCGTCGTTGAAATACTCAGGAGGAGTCTTGCCCAAACTGCCTGCAGATGCCACCCTCAACTCAGTTCTTGGACCATTGAAAGAATTGACTCCTCCTAGAGGGATACTCACTGTCTCATTGCTCTCGCCATCCCTAGGTGCTCTGATGCGATCAGGTCGAGTGGGTAAGGTTGACATCACAGAATTCTTGAACATGCTGCTCGGAGACTCTTCTCACTACTCCAACTCGAACTCAATGGAAGCTCTGGTCATAGATGCACTTTACAAAGGAGGATGGTCAGATAGACTGGTTGTTAGGCCTGCACACCTGTCAGTTGGATTTCATGAGGACAGATACAAAACGTCGAATCACACCACGGTCAGCACCATCAACATCGTGACTGATGAGGGATTAGCAGGAAGAGAAATTCGACTGTGTGGGAATGACAAAGTGTGGCATCACTACTATTGGGGAACTCGATCACCGGTTTTGGCTCCCGCTGACTCTGACACAGATGAGTACCATGAGCTGAATGTTCACGAGCACCAGTACCTGAAGGTGGAAATTCGATCCTTTGCAGGTCTTCTGTCGGTCACCAATTCAGCAGGCAGCGTGCTACAGGTGTTGACGAAGAACGTCTCTGATATTAAGACAGTCAGACTCATGTGCAGGAGTCCATTGCATTATGATGACACTCTCATTCAACAGCTGCGAGATGCTTCAGCAGTCATGATGCCTCAAACATTTGTGGAGTTCTTCAAAGAGCCAATTGCACAGGATCCGAAGCCTGAGAGCGAAGCAGAAGAATCGGATGTAAGTGCAGGAGTAGACCTAGGCAGCTTGTTAGGGAGCCTGATGGGAGACTTTGACGACTTCGGGGATGAGTCGGAGGAAGCAGAAGCTGAAACCAAGGAACAGAACTCAGAGGAAGCTGACGATGAAGAGGTGGCTCAGATTGTTACCAAGGAGGACGAGGAGAATGAGGATTCTTACATGAGACCTTTGTCAAGTCAGTCTAGTATTAGACAGCCTGAAGGAGTTCTGCTATCCTTGGCATCAGTGAGCATTCGTAGAATGACCAAACCTGAGGTAGGGAGATTAAAACGAAAATTGCCTCCTGACATACAGTTTGGCTATGAGATCACAGTTCCGTCTAAGTTGTCGACTTTCAATTTCGTTGATGGAGAAGAGACGGCTGTGACCAAGCTATTCAACATGTGTCGATCACTTAACCCTGTCGACAGACTTTGGCTGGAAGACTATCTGAACCAGAGCCTGCTCGCTGATGAGGATGTCAGAAGAGAAGTGGAAGCTAACAATTACGTTTCCCGATCCCGGTCGAACAGTGGCTTCGAGGAGGATGAGGACATCGAATGGTGTTAGAACGGTCTACTTTGTTAGTCTGCATTGTGCTC